GCTCTAACAGGCGCTGCATACCTTGTGGCAAACACCTGTCTGCCCTGATGCGATCCCCGTGGGAGTTGGCTTGCCGACGATGGTCCGCAAAGCGGCCCCAAGGCCTCATCCCTTGTTACCGACCAGGCTGTCGACCGCCGGCACGCGCGTGTCGCTCTCCATCTGCGCATCGTGTTCCAGCTGGTGGCTGAAACGCTCCAGCGAGGCATTGGTCGGCTGTGAATCGCTGGCAAACACCGGCGGGCTGAGCAGGTACGCCGACAACAACTGGCTCAGGGCCGCCAGGCTGTCGATGTGCGTCCGCTCATAGCCGTGGGTGGCATCGCAGCCGAACGCCACCAGCGCGGTGCGAATGTCGTGTCCGGCCGTTACCGCCGAATGGGCATCACTGAAGTAGTACCGGAACAGATCGCGGCGTACCGGCAGGTCGTGGTCGCCGGCCAGTTTCAGCAAGTGCCGCGACAGGTGGTAATCGTAGGGGCCCGACGAGTCCTGCATGGCCACGCTCACGGCGTGCTCGCTGGAGGCTTGCCCCGGCGCCACCGGCGCAATGTCGATACCGACGAACTCGCTGACGTCCCAAGGCAGGGCACCCGCTGCGCCCGACCCGGTTTCCTCGGTAATGGTGAACAGCGGGTGGCAGTCGATCAGCGGTTGTTGGCCGCTCTCCACCACTGCCTTGAGCGCGGTGAGCAGCGCCGCGACACCGGCCTTGTCATCCAGGTGACGGGCGCTGATGTGGCCGCTGTCTGTGAACTCGGGCAGTGGGTCGAAGGCCACGAAGTCACCAATGCTCACCCCCAGCGCCTCGCAATCGGCGCGGGTGGCGCAGTAGGCGTCCAGGCGGACTTCCACGTGTTCCCAGCTCACCGGCATCTGGTCGATGGCGGTATTGAAGGCGTGCCCACTGGCCATCAGCGGCAGTACGCTGCCGCGGAACACGCCGGTGTCGGTGAACACACTGACCCTGCTGCCCTCGGCGAAGCGGCTGGACCAGCAGCCAACCGGCGCCAGGGCCAGCCGGCCGTTGTCCTGCAGTTGGCGCACGCTGGCGCCGATGGTATCGAGGTGCGCGGATACGGCGCGGTCGGGCGAGGTTTGCCGGCCCTTCAAGGTCGCGCGAATGGTGCCGCGACGGGTCAGCTCGAAGGGGATGCCCAGTTCGTCCAGGCGTTCGGCCACGTAGCGCACGATGGTGTCGGTGAAACCGGTCGGGCTGGGGATGGCCAGCATCTCCAGCAGCACGCGCTTGAGGTATTCGAGATCGGGTTCGGGATGTCGCTCGGACATGGTTGAATACTCCTTGCTCCTGTGCCGGCCTTTTCGCGAGTGAACCCGCGAAGAGCCCGGCACTGGTTTACGCCAAAGGCCGGCTATGCGGGAACAGCAGGTCGATGAAACGCTCGGCCGTTGGCTGCGGTTCGTGGTTTGCCAAGCCGGCGCGCTCGTTGGCTTCGATGATCACGTACTCGGGCTGTTCGGCATCACGCACCATGAAGTCCAGCCCGACCACCGGTATTTCCAGCGCCCGCGCAGCGCGCACGGCTGCGTCGGCCAGCACCGGGTGCAGGCGGGCGGTAACGTCTTCCAGGGTGCCGCCGGTGTGCAGGTTGGCGGTGCGCCGCACGGCCAGGCGCTGGCCGGGGGGCAGTACGTCGTCGTAACCCACGCCAGCAGCGCGCAGGGTACGTTCGGTTTCTTCATCCAGCGGGATACGGCTTTCACCCGCCGTAGCGGCCTGGCGACGACGGCTTTGGGCCTCGATCAACTGGCGCACACTGTGCTTGCCGTCACCCAGCACCTGGGCCGGGTGGCGAACGGCGGCCGCCACCACTTCATAGCCGATCACCACGATGCGCAGGTCGAGGCCGGCATGGAAGCTTTCCAGCAACACCCGGCTATCGAACTGGCGGGCATGGCCGACCGCCTGGGTCACGTCGTCGATGCAGGTCAGGTTTACCGCTACGCCCTGGCCTTGTTCGCCGTCAACGGGCTTGACCACCACCGCGCCATGCTCGTCGAGAAAGGCCAGGTTATCGTCGGCATTACCGGCCAATTGTTGCGCCGGCACCTGCAGCCCGGCAGTGCGCAGGGCATGCTGGGTCAGGCGCTTGTCCTGGCACAGGGTCATGGTCACGGCGCTGGTCAGGTCGCTGAGCGACTCACGGCAGCGGATGCGCCGGCCGCCCAGGCTCAGGGTGAACAGCCCGCCGGCGGCGTCATCCACCTGTACCTCGATGCCGCGGCGCAATGCCTCGTCGACGATGATGCGTGCATAGGGGTTGAGGTCGGCCTGTGGGCCGGGGCCGAGGAACAGTTGCTCGTTGATGCCGTTCTTGCGCTTGACGGCGAAGGTGGGCAGGTTGCGAAAGCCGAGCTTCTGGTACAGGCGCTTGGCCTGGCGGTTGTCGTGCAGCACCGACAGGTCGAGATAGGCCAGGCCACGGCTCATGAAGTGCTCGATGAGGTGGCGCACCAGCACTTCACCCACGCCGGGGCGGGTGCAGTGCGGGTCGACTGCCAGGCACCACAGGCTGCTGCCGTTCTCGGGGTCATCGAAAGCCTTGGCATGGTTCAGGCCCATGACGCTGCCGATCACCGCGCCGCTGTCTTCGTCTTCAGCCAGCCAGTAGACCGGGCCGCCCAGGTGCCGAGGGGTGAGCAAGTCGGCATCGACCGGCAGCATCCCGCGCACCTGATACAAGGTGTTGATGGCCTGCCAGTCAGCCGGGTTCTGCGCCCGCCGCACGCGAAAGCCGCGGAATACCCGCTGGGCTGGCCGGTAATCGGTGAACCACAGGCGCAGGGTGTCGGATGGGTCGAGGAACAACTGTTGTGGCGCCTGCGCCAGCACCTGCTGCGGTGCTGCCACATACAGCGCGATATCGCGTTCGCCTGGGCATTCGCCCAACAGGTCGTCGGCCAGGTCGGCCGGCTCGGCATAGGTGTGGCCAATCAGCAGCCGGCCCCAGCCGCAGTGCACGGCACGCGGCTGTTGGTGGGGCTGGCTGCCGTCGCCGGCCAGGCGCGCCTGCAGGCGCTCGTAGGACGGCGCCTGGCCACGCAGCAGGCGCTGACCGTAGGCGATTTCGTGGGGTTTCATCGGTCAGAGTCCTTGTTCGCTCAGCCACAAGTTCAATGCTGCCAGTTGCCACAGCTTGGAACCGCGCAGTGGCGTCAATTGGCCGTGCGGGTTGCTAAGCAGGCGGTCGAGCATGGCTGGGTTGAACAGCCCACGGTCCTGGCTGGGGTCGGTCAGCAGCTCGCGTACCCAACCCAGTGTGGCGCCTTCCAGGTGCTTCAGGCCCGGTACCGGGAAGTAGCCCTTCTTGCGGTCGATCACTTCATGCGGGATCACCCGCCGTGCGGCTTGCTTGAGCACCTGTTTACCGCCGTCTGGCAGCTTGAAGCGCGCCGGAACGCGTGCCGACAGCTCTACCAGGCGGTAGTCGAGGAACGGGGTGCGTGCTTCCAGGCCCCAGGCCATGGTCATGTTGTCGACCCGTTTGACGGGGTCGTCGACCAGCATCACGGTGCTGTCCAGGCGCAAGGCCTTGTCCACCGCCTGCGGCGCGCCGGGGCGGGCGAAATGCTCGCGCACGAAATCGCCAGCGGCATCGGTATCCAGCAACCATGGCGCCTGTACGGTATCGCGGTACTCGTCGTGGCTGCGGTCGAAGAAGGCGTTGCGGTATGCCGCGTAGGCATCGTCGGCGCCGTCCACCTGCGGGTACCAGTGGTAGCCGGCGAACAGTTCGTCGGCGCCCTGGCCGCTTTGCACGCCCTTGCAATGCTTGGCCACTTCCCGCGACAGCAGGTAGAAGGCGATGCAGTCGTGGCTGACCATCGGCTCGCTCATGGCGCGGAAGGCGGCAGGCAGCTGGTCGATGATTTCGTGCTCGGCAATGCGCAACTGGTGGTGGCGCGTGCCGTAGTGCCTGGCGATCAGGTCAGAGTACTGGAATTCGTCGCCGCGCTCGCCGCCGGCATCTTCAAAGCCGATGGAGAAGGTCGACAGGTCGTCCACACCGACTTCGCGCAGCAGGCCGACCAGCAGGCTGGAGTCGACACCGCCGGACAGCAGCACGCCCACGTCCACGGCGGCACGCTGGCGGATGGCCACGGCTTCGCGGGTCGCGTCCAGTACGCGGGTGGTCCAGCCTTCCAGGTCCAGCTCACGCTCATCGGCGTTGGGCCCGTATTGCAGTTGCCACCAGGTCTGGCGCTCGATTTCGCCGTGGCGGTCGATACGCATCCAGGTGCCGGGTTCCAGCTTTTGCACGTTCGCCAGCAAGGTGCGCGGTGCCGGCACCACGGCATGGAAGTTGAGGTAGTGGTTGAGCGCCACCGGGTCGAGCATCGGGTCGATGTCGCCGCCCTTGAGCAGCGCTGGCAGGGTCGAGGCAAAACGCAGCCGCTCGCCGTTGCGTGACAGGTACAGCGGCTTGACGCCCAGGCGGTCGCGGGCCAGGAACAGACGTTGGTTATCGCGTTCCCAGATGGCCAGGGCAAACATGCCGTTGAGTTTCGGCAGTAGCGCCGCACCCCAGGCGTGGTAGCCCTTGAGCAGCACTTCGGTGTCGCCGTCCGACCAGAACTGGTAGCCCAGGGCCTGCAGCTCCTGGCGCAACTCGGGGAAATTGTAGATGGCACCGTTGAACGCCAGGGACAGGCCCAGGGTGTTGTCGACCATGGGCTGCGCCGAGCCGTCGGACAGGTCCATGATTTTCAGGCGGCGGTGGCCGAGGGCTATGGGGCCCTGGCTATGGAAGCCCCAGGCATCCGGGCCGCGTGGCGCCAGGTGATGGGTAATGCGCTCTACCGCAGCCAGGTCGGCTGGGCGTGGCGCTTGGCCGATGGGGGTGAAACGTAACTCTCCTGCTAATCCGCACATGTAACGTAAACCCTTTGAGTTTCGGCACTCTTGGCGTTACTGGCTTTTAGCTCGTACCATTTTTGTACCACTTTCCAACGATTTCAGCTTATCAAGCTCAGCCCAGTCGTTCGGGGAGTTGATCCACTTCGCGTATGTCGAAAGCAGCACCTGCACGCTATGCCCGAGTTGCGCGGCGATGAATGCCGGGTTCATGCCGGCCATCAGGCACATGGTCGCGTACGTGTGGCGCGTGTCGTACATCCTGCGGCGCCTGATACCAAGCTTCCGCAGAGCTGCCAGCCAGTAACGTTTTTGACTCGTCTCGGAGCGGATGAACATCTCCGAACGGTCACCCGTCCCACTGGGTGCGAACACGTAATCTGAACGCGCCTCGGTGAGCGGCCTGGCTTTTTCGAGCGCATGCAGGGCGCGATCGTTCAATAAAACTTTCCGGCCGCGCTTCGTTTTGGTGCGATCCTGGATCACTCCACGGATCTGAATGCGGCAAACGTTGGCAGTCTTTCCACGCCTGTCGATCTCGCTCCAGCGCAGAGCCATCACCTCGCCAGGCCGCATACCGGTGTAGAAACAGAACTCGAAATACGCCGCGTAAATCGCCGTCAAACCGCTCGTCGTTTCGTACAGATGGGCAATGATCGAATCCGCTTCCTCTTTGGTAAAAGGGTCGACCTCGCGCTTCGGTACCTTGGCGCCAGGAATGGAAAGGGCCGGGTTTCGAACGATCAACTCGTCCGTCACCGCCTGCTGGAAGATCGACACCAGCAGGCCGACCACGCCCTTGCGGCGCACAGGGGAGGTCCACTTGATTTCGTTCATTATCTTGCGCAGCAGCACTGAGGTGATGGTGTCGATCGGGAGCTCGGCCAGGTATGGAACCCAATACACCTGCAATGCGGACCTGTAATTCTTCCGGGTGCCCTCTACGATCTGCAAACTGTTCAGCCAGTCTTGGGCGTAATCGAAGAAGATCGGCGTAGTTTGCTCCTGCACCACCACGCTTCGGGTATTAGGGAACAGCTCGGCGTACTTCTCTGCTGTCAGGGCGCCGAGCTTGTCCAGCCCCTTTACTTGAGCACGAAGACTCGCTGCTGCTGCGATCCCTTTCGGGGTCTGAGGGAGGGGGAGCGTCTCGCAGCACCGCTTCTTGTTCCAGGTGAAGCGAATTCGGATTGAGCGCCCGACAAGCTCGACTCCGGCCGGCAGGTCCACAGGCTTTCGATCCATTCGTCATATCTCCTTTTGCTGTACATGATCCTGCCGTTTATCTTCATCCACACCCAGTTGGGGATGATGCCTTTCTCGCGCTTGCGTTGCAGCGCCTTCGCTGTACACCCCACCAACTCGCCCATCCGTTTCTCGGTGACCTTGTCGTGCACATGGTCGTCGGGCAGATTCTCTGCTGCTGCCATCGCTATTCCTCCTGACGCGTCAGGTTTTGGTTGTCACGCTGATCTGTCACGTCAGTCGGCCGGCGCAGATCTCGCCGCGCATTCACAGCCCGCAACACCTTGCTAACTGCCGAGCTGATTCGCGCCTTCTGAACCTCGGTGAGCTGCTCCGCTGGGGTGTCGGCATAGTTGCTGTCCAGGTGCAGTGCATCGCATGCCGCCTGGAAGTCAGACGCGTATAGGTGGCCCTCGGCGCTCTTGGCCCGCTGGCGCCAGTAGGCGTGTAGCACTGGAAACTTGCGAAGACTCGACAACTCCCTGTTGAGCACCAGAAGACTGCCCTTGATAGCCTCCTCCAGGGCGACGGAGACAGCCTCGCCCTCTGTGGGAATATCGCTTCCCGGTCTCCACCAGATCGAGACCAGCTCATCACCGATCAAGTTGTTGATGCACACCCGCTGATCTACAGGCTCGCGCACGATGATCATGCTGGCGGCTGTGGCAAGGCGGTCTTGCAGGCTACTCACTTCGTTCATGACCGCTCTCCCATAGCCTGCCTCATCAGCGCGTACGTTTTCGGTGCGCGGCTACCCTTGCACCAGTCCAGGCCGACCTCATCAAGGAAGCACTGGCTGATTTCCTCCCAGTGGCTGGCCAGTCCTGCCCAATCCTTCCCGTGGCAGACCATCTCGCCCATACGGGGCTTCCACTCAGGGATCAATTCAAGGAGCTTGATGCAGCGGTTCAGGTCGTCTGGATCGAGCGGATAGTCGAAGTAGCCGTTCTTCGGCGTCAGTCCCAGCATGTGGTCGTGAATAGCTCGCGACGACATGCCTACCTCGCCGTCACGCACCCACGCAGCGGCACGCTGCTCGACGGTCTTGTCAGCGCCCGGCATGGTGGTGTCGTAGCCAAGTGGACAGCCGGCCCTTTCCAAGGCGTCGACGCAAGCCTGCTCGAAAGCCCTCTGGCTGACCCGGCCTTGGATCAGGTCGTTCATGGTCGGCGTGATGGCGTCCAGCTGGCGCTGGTTCAGTTTGTGTTCGCGCAGCACAATGCTCATGCCCGACCTCCTGCCAATTCTGCCAGCTCAGCCACCAGCGCCTCAGTGCGCCCGTAGAACTTCCCGGCATCCTCATTCACGAACCGCTCGAGTACGGTGGCCACAGCCTGCTGGTTGGCCAGGCCGCGCAGATCCGCCTCGGTGAGTGGCGTGTCTGTCGATGGCGCGTGCACGAAAGCCTCCTGGCTGATCAGCAGGGTGCGCACCGGGCGGATGCCCTTGCACTTGCTCACCCAGTTCGTGTCAGGGACGCACCAGGGCAACATGTGCATGCACCAGGCAGTAGCCGCGTTCGCCTTCTGGCTGCTGGTCCAGTACTCGCTAAGGCCGAACGCCTGGGCCGCACCCCTGACTGTGTACGACCCGTCATGCCCCCAATCTGGAAGCTGCAAGAGATTGCAGCGCAGCACCTGCAGCTCCTCGATGGAAGGGATGTGCCAGCCCCAGGTGCCACGGATATTCATGTCCAGCACCTTGCGGGCGATAGCGCTGCCCTCGGCGGCCATGGCCCGGGTGTTGGCCATCCCATCGAAGCGGGAGGTGGCACCGCTGATGCGCGGGCGCGGGCCTTCCTCCTGCCACCAGTGGGCGGCGACCTCGAACTCCCGGCCTGCGTCGATAACCGCATGCTCGGCGCCGTTGAAGAAGACCCTGCCGGCGAAGAAGCCACCACCAAGGGGCTGGCCCACGGCGGGCAGGGCGGCGGGGTTGATTGTGCGGCGCTTGGTCATGCCGGCAGTCCTCCCGAGGCGATGAGGTTTCGTGCAATGGCCACCATGCCGTCATGCTCAATGCTCTCGGCCTGTGCGGCGTAATCCAGGACGCGCAGAGCCTCGGCCTTGTCGCGTGGCTTGATCTCCGACAGCAGCCCCTGGACAAACCATTCGCGCGCGATAGCCTCATGCATCCCATCACCCCATTCGCCGGCAGCGTGACGCAGGACATACAGCCGGCCCCAGTACGCAATCTCGTGCAGGCAGTCATCGAGGGTGCTCGGCATCAGGTCGGCGTGCTTGCGAAAGCGTTTGGCCACCTGTGTCTTGTCGTTTTCGAAGTAGCTTTTGAAGCCCTTGCAGCGCTTCAAGGCCTTCTCGCAGAACTGCTCGGCGGGCGTATCTTCAAAGATCGTCTCGCCTTCGAAGCGGGCCTGCGCCTCGGATGCCAGGGCAGCTTTCTCCAGCGAGCCTTTGGCCAGCCCTTCAAGGTCAGCAAAGCCGAACGAGAACATTACTGCGAAGGGGTTTCCCCCACTGTTGCGCTTCACATAGTCGACATACCGCTGCTCGATCTCCTTGAGCGGCGTCTTGATCTGCTTGGCAGCGTCCAGTGCGGTCGCGATCGGCCCGGCTTGGCCGGTCTTGATCACCTCGCGCAGCCACAGAACTGCATCCACCTCCTTGTCGCCAGTGATGACCTTCTGCTCGGGCAGCACCTGAACTGCTGGCGCCGTCTCCGCGCTTGGCCGGATCGGGGGCAGGGTGAAGAGGGCGCGATGCGCCAGGTTGTCAGTCAATTTGATCATGCTATCCCCCGGAAGTGATCGGCCAACACTCGGCGCCCGTCCAGGCCGCAAGCGGCCGATAGGTCGAGCACTTGGCCAAAAGTTGTTTCGCGCTGCTGTAGGGCATCCCACAACAGCAGGAGCAGGCTTGCCTGAGTCATGGCTCCTGCTCCAGCACCACCTGCTGCTGGATGGCTTCCAAGCGCAGGGCGGTGTCGATAGCGCGATCCAAATCACCGCCGCCAATGGCGGTGCCTCCTTGAAACACCAGGACATCGCTTCCAGGGTCTTCAATGCATACGCGGTCGCGCAGGTGGCGGTACCGGCGTGCGTCGGCCACCAGCTTGACGTGGTCGTCGATGTTGAACCCCGGCGCATCCTGGGCGGTGCCTTCGGCAACCCGGCGGTGATGGATCTCCTCGCGGTCAACGATCACACCACGCGGAGCCTCGATCCCCAGGCGGACCTGGCAGCCGTTAACCTGGGCCACGCTGACCCGGATGTTGCCGCCGATGATGACGGCCTTGCCGATGTTGCGGCTTAGCATGAGCATGTTTGAATCTCCTTATTTAAGGCGAGCGAGTACCCGCCGAGTAACTTGGCTTTCGAGTGAAGTTTCGGGTGTTACTTGGGCGTAAGTTGCGCCCGATATCTCAGTGAAGTTGCAGTACCTGCTGACCATCCTTTTCAAGCTGGATGATCTTCCCTTCTATGACTGGCTTCTTGAGCTGCCAGCGGCGCATTGTTTTCCCGGCGAGACTCGCCAGACCTTTCTCTTGCTTGAACTCCGCCATCAGCATGTGGCGTTGCTGCTCGATCGATAGCGAACGGTCCTGAAGCTCGCGAGCCATCCTGTTGAATGACTCAATGAATGCTTCTTTCCAAGCTGACGCCTTCTCTCCGGTGAACCCCATGACAACGAAGATGAATCCGTCCTTCGTCATGTGAAACATCCGTTGCACTTTGCCCTGCTCATTGATGTAGGAGGACTCCTCAAAATTGAGGAGTCGGAATTTCGCAGAGCATTTGATGTGGTCGATCGTGCGCAGCACGTTGTCGTGACGCTTGCCAAAACGTTTGGCCACCCTGACCGAGTCGGTGGTCGGCTCGTCGCCGTCGCAGCTCACAAGCTCGCGATAGTCGGCCTCGGTCAAAATCAAATCAGTCATCCAGTTTTCCCTCGAGTGGAGCCATTGATCGCGCATCCATTCGCTGTGCTGGTTGGTCACCGCACAGGGCTCTTGTGAAAAAGCCCTCGACGCTGACCTGGCCATGTCAGCAGTACCCGTCCTTCTGCCGCGCTTCGACGATCTGACGCACCTGGTCGTGGTCGAACACGAGGGCGGTTTGGAATCCGCTTGAGGCGGTGCGGGCGCGCTTCGGTACATGGCCTAGGCGCATCACGTAGCGGCGAGCCGCGCTGCGGTCCATCTTCAGGAGCTCAGCCAGCTCCTTCATGGTGGTCAGCTTCGCCGGAGCAGGAGTGATGGCTGGTCCTACTGCTGCTTGGCTCGAATGCGAACTGATACCGATAGTCACGCTGATCATGGGTTTGTCCTGCGTTGAGGTTTGTTTGCGTTGGCGCTTACGCAGCCACCAGTTGTTGCTCAACCCGCCGCGCCGCAACGCGAAGCTCGACCCGACGTTCGCCGCCGTTGCCGCCGCGGCGAATGCGCATTACTTGGTCGTCACCGATCATTCCGTGGATGACCATCATCAGGGCTAGGGCGGTGGCGGCAGGGCTGATGATCTGGCGCTTGAATGCTTCTAGCACCAAGCCGCGAATCGTTTTGCTGCCGAGCTTGAGGCGGGCTGCCTCCAAGCGCTTCTCGACCGTCTTCGGAGCGATACCCATCACCTGGGCAACCTGTTTAACGGTCAGGTCAGCTGCTGCAAGCAATGTAGCTTCCAGTTCGCGCGGGGCCAGGCCCATGTCGAGGCGTCCGGTCCATCCTTGGCAGGTGATAGAGGTGTTGGTCATTTGGAAGCTCCATGCTTGGTTGTCATGATTCAAATATAAGAACAGTTATTCGTCTGGTCAATAGGTTTTCTTATAATTTTATGCAAGCCACAAAAAAGCCCGCTCAGTGGCGGGCTTCTGCCGTGGCCGGGGTCAACCCTGGCGATTCAAATTCGACTGAGAATCTTGCTCGGCGCAAGGATATTGCCCACGTAGTGAATCTTATCTATGTCAGACCAATCAATGGTCCGTCGCTCGTAGGCTGAGTTCACCGACATCACGCTCACGCTGTCTTCGCTTTCAAATAGCAGCTCTTTAACCATGCTCTGGCCGTCTATGGTTGTGACCATCACGTACTCGCCAGGGACGAGACGATGGTTCGGCTCGCACACAGCCACCCAGCCACTACGGATCGCTGGGGCCATCGAGTCGCCCTTGAGCCGCAGTGCGTAGGCGTCTTCGTCGCGAGACCAGGTCTCTACCCAACCATCCGAATTGTCCAGGCCAATCCAGTAGCCATCGTTTCCAAGCTGGGCAGTGCCCACAATTTCGATCCTTCGAGGTGCGGTGGTGATCGGCGGCCCTGGCTCTACGTTGCTTTCCAGCATAGCGCCCAGCTTCGCCTCGCTTTCACTGGTCATTTCTCCCACGCCTTTAGTCAGCCAGGCAGGATTCACCCCGCACGCCATAGCGATCTCGAAAATGAATGCGCTTTTCTGGCTTCGCCCAGTTTCAAGCTGGGAGATCACTGGCTGCTCGACTCCCGCCTTGTCGGCCAAAGCCTTCTGGGTCAGGTGGGCATGCTTGCGTGCGAGCTTTATGCGGTCTGCGAGTGTATTCATAGTAGCAACGGTATAAGTTTCCCTATGGGGTTGCAAATAGGTATGCTTTTAAATATGGTATAAGTATGGTTATTTTGGAGTGACTGCTGTGACACCTATCGAACGACTGGTCGGCTTCTTTGGAGGTCAGACCAAAACTGCCGCAGCCCTTGGAGTATCCCAAGCCGCAGTGTCGCACTGGGTCAGCGGCTCTCACTCAATGTCTGCTGCAAAAGCTTTCCTGGCTGAGGATCTGACAGGAGGTGTCGTAACTGCTCGGGAATTGGCGGCACCTATCCTGAACGCAACGATACGCACCAATGATGCCGCTCATCAGTCGGGCAAACCCTCTGTTCATCCATCCAGTGCTGCGCAGGCCTCTCCATGACGGCCTCGGCATCCATGTTTTTGCTGTCCGGCTGACTTTTCTCCGGGCAACAAAAAACCCGCTGCCAGGCGGGTTCTTTAACCGTCCCTTGCAGGGGACTTTTTGAATCTTCGTTCTGTAGGAGGACGAGATGCACCCGAAAAATACCACCGGACATAACCGGACGCAATACCCGCCATCCACTGATGAATGGCCGCAACCGTTCGCAATTATATCTATCTGCGGGCCTGATACCGGCGCTCAGCTTCCGCCAGTTTCAGGGAAAGACCTTGAAAACGAATGCGTCGACCTGCTTCGTCAAGCGTACCCATTCGCTCGCCTGGTTTGCGTGCCTCCAAGGGCGACTGCTGAATTGGCCGAGCTTCAGCAACAGGCTGATCGGCACCGCGACATCATCATCAGCTGTCGTGAAGCAGAATTTCCGGCCTCGGTTTACGCCGAGCGTCTTGGTCTGTCGATGGTGTTTGGTGAGGTCGCGCCACAAAACCTTACCTCTCCAGCTCGTGGCGCGGAGGTAACCCAATGACGACCACAACCATGGACCTGGGCGAAAAGGTCATGGCCCGTCTGCGTGTTATCGAGGGGTTCGCCTCCATCCTGATGGAGAACGACAGCCTCAAGGGGGATGCGCAGGCCGGGTTCGCTCCTCAACTCGATCACCTCAGCGAATCAGTCCTCCACGAGGCCTTGTTCATGTTGGCCGACCAGGCGCAGGACCAGCTGCTTCAGCTGATGAATGCCGCAGGGGGTGCCCAATGAAGACCCTTCAAAACATTGCTGATGAAGCCTACGACGACCTGATGGTGCTTCGGGAAAAGCTCAACGACTTCAAGACCATGTTCCTGGCTGTGAGCAAATTGCTGCCCGAGCCTGACACTGCAGGTCGCTTGGCCGGTATCGGGGCCATACAAGCCGAGGAGTGGGCGACCAATGCCGAGGAGTGGGCGCGAAAGATGGATGAAAACCTCCGCAACCTTGAAGCCCAGCAGCCCGTCGCGCCACAAAAACCTACCCCTGCAAAACGTGGCGCGGGAGGTGCGGCATGAACCTGGTCACCACCGCCTCCGACGCCATGGACACCATCGAACTGCTGGCGCTGGTCAATGACGCTCGAGCCGAGTTCGGTGAGCCCACTGTAAGGCGAAACGTTTTTGTCGAGCGCTGTAAGGATGAGCTTGAAGGCGAGCACTACAAAACTTTTGTAGTGCAAAATTTGAACAATACCCAGTCCGAAGAACTTCGCCTCACCGCCGACCAATGCAAGTTGGTTGCTATGCGTGAGTCGAAGGGGGTGCGTCGGCGCGTCCTGGCTCGACTGAACGAACTGGAAGGCCAGGCCCGCCGACCTATGACCCAGGCCGAGTTGATCGCAGCTAGCGCGAACCAGCTTGTGGCAATCGAGCGCCAGCAGGCCGAGCAGCAGCTGGCGCTGGAGCGTGTCGAGGATCGCACCGCCAGGCTTGAGCAAATCCGCTACCTCGATTCGGTGCCCAGTGGCTTCGAGACCATCACCACGATCCGCGACCGCATCAATCGCCGTCACGGCCTGCCGGCCTGGGTGGTGAATGCTGTGATGCGGGAGGTTTCCTGTGCTCCGCTGCCGTACGCCTTTGTCCGCAGTCGCCACGCTGATGAAGGCGGGCAGCCCTTCGCTATCTGGCCCAGGCCAGCCGTCACCCAGAGGTTCGACCGGTTCGTGACCGAGTGCGCCTACGAGACCGCGGAGCGCGCTACCCACCCCGAAATCCCCCAGAGACGGTTCAAGATTCATCCGAGGCAGCAGCCATGAAGAAACCAACTAAGCAGCAACTAATCGAGCGCATTGCCGAGCTGGCTGTTGAGCACCGCCACGCCCATTACGCGGTCACCTGCCTGCGAGAAGACTACAAGGGCGAGGTGTTTCGCTACTTCCGGGTTCATGGCGAGCCGTACCCGAACCGTCACGGCATCGACTATTCCGATCCTGCCTACGACGGCGTCATCCGCGCGACCGCCCAAAGCTATGAGCGTATGAGCCAGGCCAAGCAGCATCGGTACAACGTCAAGCGGCGTCTCGACACGGCTGTGCGAAACCTGATGGACAACACCGGCGACCAACTGAAGCGTCCGGCCCCGGCAGTTGTGAAGCGCGCCACGCTGAGCGGGGAGACCCTGCAATGACCACGACCCCGAACCCCGCCCAGGCGCTCCCACAAAGCGTGGGCGCAGCGATCATCAGCGGCCCTTGGCCAAGCTATGCCGCATTCCGAAATCTACCAGAGCGCGAGCGCTGGGTGCTGTACGGCAGCGCGAAGGCGTATCGCGAGGCGCTGGAGCTTCAGGGATTCCAGATGGCCGAGAGCTACGACCAGTTTGTCCGTCGTGTCTGTACTGAGTTGGACCTCTGAGCCATGCATTACTACAAGTTCAACATCAAGGATTGGACGCGGGATACCGCGCACCTCTCCGTGGAAGAGGAGGGCGTCTACCGGCGCCTTCTCGACCACTACTACGAGAGCGAAAAGCCGATCCCACAAGAAACCAAGTCGGTTATTCGTCGGTTGCGATTAGCGGGCCACGAAGAATCGGTCGGGGTGATTTTGGGGGAGTTTTTCACGTTGGAATCTGACGGGTATCACCATCATCGGTGTGACGAAGAGATCGCGAAGTACCACGCGAAAGCGACTGCAAATCGTGAGAACGGGAGCCGTGGCGGGAGGCCAAAGAAACCCGTTGAAAACCCAAGTGGTTCCCAAGACGAACCCGACCATAACCTTAACCAAGAACCACTAACCATTAACCAAGAACCAGAAGATCAAGAGCAGTGCGCCGCTGGCGCGCCGCCTGGCCAGGTTGAGCCAAAGCAGGATGGCCGAAAGCGCGGTACTCGCCTGCCTGATGACTGGGTTCTATCTCCAGAACTGGCTGCATGGGCGAAAGCGGAAAGGCCGGAGCTTGATGACCGAATGGTCAAGGCGATGGCCGACTCGTTCAAAGACTTCTGGATCTCCAAGACCGGTAAGGACGCCACAAAGCTCAACTGGGATGCGACCTGGCGTAACTGGGTGCGCAACCAACGGGTCAGTGTTAATCCGCGCGCCAGCCCTGCGCAGGGCCAATCGCACCACACCGACCTCGACAAGATTGACCACACCGAAGGCCTGGTTCGCCAGCCAAACGGGACTTACCGGGTAGCAAGATCATGACCACTCCAAAAACTCTCGAGTTCAAACCTGGCCAGTGCCGTGTGCACGGCGACTTCACTGACGAACTGATCGAGTCGTTTTCCGGTGACCACTTCTGGCAGGGATGTACTCGCTGCCAGTTCGACGCGCTGCATTCTGCCGACGAAGCAGTCCGCAAGCCGGCGCAAGCTTTGCGGCGCGACTGGACGATGAATGTCAGCCTGATGGCCGCTGAAATCCCACTGCGCTTCCGCGGTGCCACCCTGGACACCTACCGCGCCGAAACCGAAGGGCAGGCCGTGGCCCTGAACGAGTGCACCGAGTACGTGAATGGCTTCGAGCGCAACTGGGAGCTGGGTCGCTCGATGCTGCTGCTGGGAAGCGTGGGCACCGGGAAGACACACCTGTGCTGCGCAATTGCCCAGCAGGTGATCCGCAGCTACGGAGCGTCAGCACGCTACACCATGGCCATCGAGATCATCCGCGACATCAAGATGACCTTCGACAAAAAGTCCGAGCAGACCGAGCGCGATGTGTATTCCTCCTTGCTGGCGCCGGACCTGCTGGTGATCGACGAGGTCGGCGTTCAGCATGGCAGCGACTTCGAGCGCCAGGTGCTGTTCGAGGTGATCGACTCGCGGTATCGGCAGCTGATGCCGACAATCGTTATCTCCAACCTGGGCCTAGCAGGCCTGCGCAAATGCCTGGGTGATCGCGCTGTCGACCGACTGACCGATGCAGGCGGGCCTGCCGTGCTGTTCACCTGGGCTTCGGCGCGAGGTGAAGCATGAGCGATCTGGTAATGGGCTACCCCGAGGCCGAGCACGGCGTTCTGGGCGCGATCATGCTGGCGTCTCTGGATGGCAATGCGGCGCTGGTGGATGACATCGTGAGCCAGATGACCGGTGCCGATTTCCTCTACGACGACCACGCGGCCCTGTTCGACGTGATCCGTGATTGCCTGGAGCGTGGGCTGCCGGTCGATGCGGTGACGGTCGGTGATGTGCAGCGTTTCCTCCCAAGCGGGCAGGGGACGTTGGCATTTGCGGTTGACCTCTGCCGGAACGTGCCTTCGGTGGCCAACGCGATGGCGTACGCAAAGCAGGTCAAGCAGTGGGCGGTGATTCGCCAGGTGGTCGACATTGGCCATTCCGCGAAGGCTGCTGTTGCAAACGGTCTGGTGCCGGACGAGATCATCGCCCAGGCCCAGCAGTCCATCGCTGACTTGCGCGACCTGCAGGGTTCCGAAAAAGCCGGGTACAAGCGCATGGCCGAGGTGCTGCCCAAGGTCTTCGACGGCATGCAGGAAGTGCTGGACGATCGAGCACCGCCGAAGCTGTCCACCGGCTTGGCTGACTTGGACAAGCTGATCGGCTTCCTGCGCCCCAAGAGCATGGTGGTGATCGCCGGGCGCCCTGGCAGTGGCAAGACCATGCTCGGGCTGCAGATCGTCAACCATGTGGCCATCCGTGGCGCAGGCGTGGGGCTGATCTTCAGTCTGGAGATGGACGAGAAGGAGTTGACCATCCGCACCATCGCCTCGCAGGGCGCCGTCGATCTGCGCCGCATGGAGGAGGTCAAGAGCCTGGATGAGGACGAGTGGCAGCGCATCGGCACGGCTGGCAGCAAGATCGAGGCTGCCCAGTTGTACCTGAACGACACCCCAGGCATGACGATGAGCGCCATCCGGTCGGATGCACGCAAGCTCCAGCGCGAGAAGGGCCTCGACATCATGATGATCGACTACCTGGGGCTGGTGGGCACCGAAGGCAGGAGTCAGAACCGCGCCGATGCTGTGGCAAAAGTCTCCATCGCCCTGAAGAACCTGGCCAAGGAGTTGAGCGTGCCGGTGCTGGTGCTGGCGCAGCTCAACCGAAACCCGGCGAGCCGCCCCGGCAAGAAACCCCAGGCCAGCGACCTGCGAGACTCCGGCCAGATCGAGCAGGACGCCGACGCAGTGATCCTTGTGCACCACGATCCAGAGTCGGAAGCGGGTGAGCAGGGCGTCACTGAGCTGATCCTCGACAAAGGGCGCCAGGCCCCGCAGGGAGCATGCCTTGTCCAGCGCCAAGGGCAGTACGCCCGATTCGTGAACTTTGCCGGAAATCTCCTCCCGCCTGACGATGAGGTCGAGATGGGGCGCGTACTGAATTTCTCCAAACACCGTAAGGGGAGCAAGCACCATGAAACTTTCTGATCTGTGGCCACGCGCTGGCGCTGGCAAATCTGCAACCCCGGTCGTGTCGGTGAGAGTGACGAAGCGTGTCGGCACCGAGCAGCCTGTTGCCACTGGCAATACCCCGGTGCCCAGCACCACCCCCCGCGCCCCGACCGAGCTACCGGCCACCCTTGCTGAGTGCGAAGCGCTGGAAGAAATCCTGTGCCGTGACGCCATCCGCCTGGAGTGCCAGATCGGCCAGGCCAAGGGCAGGGCAGTTGCCGAGGGCAAATATTCCAACCCTGACTGGTACCACCGCGCCAAGGCAGCGCTGAAGCACATCAATCGCGACCGCCAGCGCCTGATGCAGCACATGAAGGCGCTGCGGATCGAGGCCAGGCGCAATTGCCCGGCTTGGCAGGCCCGCGACAAGGCCATCCTCCGCGAGCTGAACGCCCGGGTGCCGAAGGAGGTGTTCGACGAGTGCGTGCGGGTCGTGGACGAAGAGCTGGAGATGATGCGATGAGCAACGTCACTGCGGCACTGCCGCGCAAAAGCATGACCGCCGTGGAGTGCAAGTTCCTCAAGGTGGGCAATCGCATGCTGCTGGAGCAGAACAACGGCCGGATCGCTTCGGCAGCCCTGATGGACATCGTGGCTGACTGGCACGCCGCGCGCGCCAATGTGGGCTTCGAACAATTCGCCAAGGGCTGGATCACCGAAGGCAACGCCAAGAACAAACACGCTGACAAGCTGCTGCGCGAACTGTTTGGCCTGGACACTGACCCAACGCCCCGGAGGGCTGCATGAAGAAACGAACCTACGTGGACAAGGCGCTGGGCGATACAGAGTACATGCTCGAGCAGTGGGGGTTCTGGCGTATGTGTGAGATGGGAGTGCCGCGCTATGTCTCGCCACTCTACGCGCTCATGCGGGACAACGTCCCATCCGTGGGCGGCGCACGACAGTATGTGATCACAGACGATCTGGCCTTGGTGGTTGACCGCGCCGTGGCCAAGCTGGTGAAGCGTAACCAGCAGATGGGTGACTTCGTGTGGGCATACTACGGCTACAAGCATCCGGCAATGAGGGTCGGTCGGGAGGCGGGCATGTCTGAGCGCAAGGCCCGGGAGATCATCAAGGCTGGCGTTGCATGGATCGACTGCGCCCTTGAAGAAATTCGAGAGGCTGCGTAAAAAGTTCTATGCGGGCGGATAAACACCTGTTTTCATAGCAGCGTGTCCAGCTTGCAACGTTACGCGACACAGACAAACCCCGGCCATCGT